GGGCTTAATCCGCTGCCGGTTGGCCTCGATCACCGCCGTCAGCTCCTGGTCCTCCGTCATGGGAGGCAGGATCCTGCACAGCACCTTGCTCCACCGCGGGTCCTCCGGGTCTTTCATCTGCAGGATGTGCGCCGCCTCAATGCGGCTGTGTCCGGAGATCAGTCGGAATTGTTCGCCGTCGCGAACAACGGTAGGCGGCTCCAGAATGCCGTTGGCGTCGATGGACTCCGCCAGATCCTCCAATGCCTTCGGATCCGGTTTTGGGTAAAAGTTCTTGGGATTCAGGTAGATGTCCTCCAGTGCGATCCACGCCGTATCCGAATCGGGCACGGGCTTGATGGTGGATGCAAACCTGGAAATATCAAAATTCTTACCAGCCATGGTCACACCTCCTCCATCAGCTCACCGGCTAGGCTCCGGTAATCAATGGCTGCGCTGCTCCGGGGGCTGTACTCCCGCAGCGGCCGCAGGGATAGGGTGCTCTCCGGCACCTTCTCCGTCCGCCGGATCTTGGTCCGAAACGTCTGCACGTGCATAGCGTCCAGGGCCTTTTCCGCCTCCGTCAATACATCGGACCGGCTGGTCTGTGTCAGCAGCGCCCGCACCCGCAGGCCAGGGTTGACGCCGGACAGATTCCGCGCCTGCTGCGCCACGGCCATCACTCCATCCAGGGAGAATTTGTCCGCCATCACCGGGATGATCACCTCATCCGCTGCCAGCAAGGCCGCCACGCTGGCCAGCGTGTAACCGGGAGGACAGTCGAAGATCATCCAGTCCACCTCGCCGTCCTCTGCTGCCGCTTCCACGAAGTGTCGCAGATTCTCAGGAGCGCTGATCCCGTCCTTGATGGCCTGTAGGTCCAGATCGTACAGTCCGGAGCTGCTGGGCAGCAGCCGGATGTTCTTCCGGAGCGGGATCAGACTGTCGCTCCAGACCGGCTCACAGGCTCCCGTGAGCACATCCGCCGTGGTGGTCGTGTCAACATCAATCCCTGGTAGGAAAAAGTTTGTCAGGTTCGCCTGGCCGTCACAGTCAATCAAAACCACCCGCTTGTTGTAGTCCCTGGCCAGAATGTCCGCCAGGTTGATGGCGGTGACGGTCTTGCCGACACCGCCCTTGTTGTTCATAATTGCGATCGATCTCATGTTTTTCATCCTCTCTCGTTATTTACCAGCGAGGCCGAATCCGTCCGAATACTGGGCCATGCGCCCTGTGGTAACCTCTGGAATCCGCCTCCTGCTCCGGTGCTTTCGGAGGCTCCATGGGATACCCCTCCCGGAACTTCCGGCCGAAATAGTCGAATTCCACCACGTAGTACCGGTGCGCCTCGTTGATGTACACCACCCGGCATTCCCTCGGCTCCCGCAGCTCCTCGCCAAAGCTGCCTGTGATGGTAGGCTTTCGCATCAATTTCTGTCCGATGTACAAACTGTCACTCCTCGTCAATCTACCCACGCTGGCTTAAACGTATTAACTTCTGGCCAGAAAGATAGATCGATTTTCCCCGTCCTGCCGTGCCGGTTCTTCGCCAGGATGATCTCCGTCCGCTCAGGCTGTGCGCCCTCCCGCTTGTAGTCCGGGCGGTAATAGTCCGGCCTGTGGACGAAAATCACGCCGTCGGCGTCCTCCTCCATGGCCCCTGTGGCTCGGAGGTCTGATAGCGTGGGCCGCTTGTCCGTCCGCTTCTCGTTCTCCCGGTTCAGCTGGGCCAGACAGAGCACAGGCTGTCCGATGGACTGCGCCAGGCGTTTCAGCGCGTGGGCGATCTCCCGGCTTTCCTGCGGGTCGTCCCGCTTTCCAGGTTTCAAAATCAGGCCGAAATGATCTACCACAACCAGCTTGACGTCCCGGCTTGCCCTGGCAATGGAAGTAATGCGCCCAACTGTCTGCGCCTTTCCGTCCGTGGTATACAGCGGCGTGCGTCCCGCGGTTCTGGTGGCCTCTGCTATCTTGCGGTTTTCGTCATCCGTCAGCGTTTCCATCAAGATAAGTCTGCTGTCTACTCTGGCCAGGGCCGACAGCCTGCGGGCCATGATCTGCTCCTTGGACATCTCCAGGGAGAAATAATCCACCCGGCCGCAGGTGGCCGCCACAGCCTCCGCAATGGCGACGCCCAGGGCCGTCTTGCCCATGCCTGGACGTCCCGCCAGTATGTACAGTCCGTCCTGCACCATGCCGCCGCCCAGCAGCTTGTCCAGCGAGCGGATGCCTGTGCGGACGTATGGCGTTCTGCCGTCGTCGATGCGTTCCCGGTAGGCGAAGAAGCTGTCCACCTGCTCCTTCGGCGCCAGCAGCTCGCTGGCGGTCCGCTCCGCCGATGCGGTGATAGCGGTATCCACCATGGATCGTACCACGTCCTCCGGCTCACCATCGTCCAGCGCCTTGGCTCCGTCCAGCAGAGCCGCTTTCAGTTCCCGCTTCCTGGCCCTTTCGGCCACGATGTCCGCGTACTCCAGCACGTTGGCCGCCGTCGGCGTGATGTCCATAAGATCGGCCAGATAGCGGCGCAGCGTCTTTTCCTCCGAAAGTTGCTGTCTGACTACTTCCTCGCACACAGTCAGGCCGTCCACCGGTCTGCCGTCCCGGTCCATGGTGGTGATGACCCGAAAAAGTTCCTGGTTGAGCACCATGGAAAAATCCGTCTCCCGGAGCACCGCCGACACGTCCCGGATGCAGCCGCTGTCGATCAGCATAGAGCCAAGAACGGCCTGCTCCGACTCCATGCTCACAAATTCACTCATACACGTCTACCTCCTCGCCGTCCACGACTTTGGTCCCGATATACCGCCGCTGCGGCGCTGGTGCGGTCTCCTGGGACGCCGTGCCCCGCAGGCAGTCCTTCCAGCGCTCGTTTTTCAGCCACCGGCAGGCGTATGGGATGCCAACGCCCCGCTTCCACTCGTCGGTGGCCACCTGGGCCTGGAGGGCCTTTGCCATTGTATCGATTAGTTCGTCATCAGGCCGCAGCCTGTCCCACTCTCGGACGGCTCCGGCTCGGTCCTCACCCCGGGCGTTGTCCCGGTAAAAGGCCCAGAACTTTTCAAATCGCTCCGGCTTCCAGTCTGGTGCCGATTTGCTTTTGCGTTTCTTTGCGGCATTCCCCCCTTTGTGGGGATTATAGGGGGGTATATTAATACCTGTAATAATACTGGGTGAAATTTTCTTCACCCCATCTGCGAAATTATTTTCATGGGTGAAATTTTCTTCACCCGTTTGCATGTCCGCCAGACAGACGCCGATGAAGATACGGCGCCCTTGCCGAACCACGCCGTTTTTATCCGGAGGAAGGGGGCCAATGTCCATGTGGATGTGTCCCCGCTCCCGCAGCTCAGCCAGCAAGGACTGGAGCGTCCGCTCTGTGATGGCGTTCACAGCTCCGGTCTTTGGATTGACCCGTGTCATCGCTTCCAAAAGCGCCGCGTTCTTGGCATAGCAGAAACCTGCCCGCTTCGCAAAGCTGGTAATGTGCGCATACAGCACCATGGCAGGCCAGCGAAGAGCCGCATCATACAGCACAGGGCCCGGTATCGTAGCATAATAGCTGGATTGCAGCTCCTCATCTTCCACTTGCTCACCCTCTCCCTTTGTCCAGGCTAGCCACGAAAGCCACGAACTTGTAGCTCACGGTGGCCACGCCGATCAGCATGAACACAAACGCCGTTCCGCTCACAGGAGGGCACCTCCCTCCCGGGCAAAATTGTGCTTGCGTCCAGCTCGCATGTGTGGTATATTATTCTTGCGATCGATCTCTGACGCAAGTCTGAGATCCTGCCGCTTGGATGCGCCCACATCCAGGCGGCCTTTTTTTATGCCCGGCGTAAATTTGACCTGCAGCGCCGCGCCGACGATGCCGTCCAGATCTCGGACGATGTCGTCAAACTCAGGCCGCTCCGCATCGTCGATCACGCCGTCCTCTGCAATGCGGAGCAGCTGCCGGTCCCGATGCCGGTCTGCAAAGTCCAGCACCCGGTTGATCAGCTGGATGGCTGCCGTCGGAAGGCTCTGCACGGTCACCTCCGGCAAAACGCCCAGGGCCTCCGAGGTATCCCGCAGATGCTCCAGCGCCAGCCACGATGTATCGTAGATCTGCACCATCTGCCAGACCACCGCGTTGGCCGGCACACGCTTGCCCAGCTCATATTGTTTCAGACTTTCCGTGGAAAGTCCAAGCCGCTCCGCTGCCTGTTCCTGGGTCAAACAGGTCGTTTTCCGTGCCTTTTGGTACGGATTCAGGTACTCTCCCGGCATGGTGTTTCCTCCTTCGCCGTGGTATGATCTTCTTGTATATCAGGTTCGAAACCACGGGCTTTATCGTAAGCACGCAGAAAATACCGTATGTGCTCCAGTGTTTCATCGGAAGTGAGATCACCTCTTGAGTTGCTTTCCAACATGGAACAGATCATACCAAGGATACCAAATACTCCGCTGTCGTTTCTGGCAGCATATTTTGCTTCCTGTTCGTAAAATTCCTTCCAGTGGTCAGGAATGAACACCATTTTATTCATGCCTTCCTCCTCATGTCGATCTCGCCCCGGCAGAATGCCAGGAACGGCTCCTTGGGGATCTTCACCCGGCTGCCGACGCACACCACCGGGAAGCCCAGCAGGTCCGGCCGTAGGCGGGCCTGGAGCCGCAGCGTCTGTTGGTCGCAGCCAAGATAACTGGACACGATGGCCGGCGTCAGTGTGGACCGATCCATGTTCTCGATGTCCTTCAGTGTCAGCATACTGTCTCCTTTCACGCGGTATCCCGGCCCATAAGCCGGTCGATGCTTCCGTCAGTCAGCGCATCCGCCAACCGGACCGCCATGGGAAGGCTGGGATTGATGCGGCCAAGCTCCCAGCTGCACACCGTGCTCCGGTCCACATGCAGCTGTTTTGCAAGGTCCAGCTGGCTCAAGCCTTTCGCCTCCCGATATTGTTTGATAAGATACAAATTTTCCCCTCCTTCCTTGTATGATGCGAAATTATGTGGTAAACTTGATTGTAAAGCACGACAAGGCGCAAAAATGAAAAGCGAATGGGATTCAAACTCCATGTCGCTGTTTATTTTTGAATCTATCGTTGATTTACAAGCACATCATAACTCGGTAATTTCAGAACGTCAATAGTATTTTCGGTAATTTAAGAAAATTCGGTAATTTCAACAAATTAAGCGAGGTGTTCCTGTGTTTTATAATAATTTCCTAAAAGCATGTAATCTGGTTGGAAAAGCACCAACTACCGTACTTTCAGAGGCTGGTATTAGCAAATCAGCTAATACCAGATGGCAAAACGGAGAAAACCCAACACCTGCAAATGTAATGAAATTATCGGATTACTTTGGGATATCTCCATCCGATCTGACCGGAGAAACGCGCCTAAAGACCAGCAAAGGAGAAGTCGTCCGGGACGGCGACATTTCAGCGGAAGCGATGACCGTCGCCAGGGCCTATGACCGCGCCGATCAGCGGGCCAAGGACATGGTCCGGCTGGCTCTGGAGCCTTTTGGCCTGTCCGCTGCATCCGAAGCGGCAATGTGATCCAGCCCCTAAAGTGGGGCAAAAAATAAATTGTGTCCGATTTGGGCACGCAAAAGGAAGGTTATTGGGATGAAAAGAATATTTGCTGTTTTTGTTTCTATGCTGCTTTTATCCTTACTTTGCGCTTGCGGAGGTGACAATTCTTCTGCGCAAGAAACACCATCAGAACCAGAAGAGCCAACAGTTGAACCAGTCATAGATATTTTTCAAATTGCCAATAAAAACGAAAGCGAAGTCGCATCCGTGTTAGGCGATCCGGTTTTGAGTGAAAACGGGAATTTCACCTTAAATTCTGGAGAAAAAATAAGCTCTATTTCTAATACCTATGCCGGCGGTGAAGAAATCACCTTCTTGCAAGATAAGGCTGCTCGTATTACTATTTATCCTCCTGACGGATCGTTGGTCGAAAACGGAGCAGCTTTAATTGGGTTAACAAAAGAGCAGGCCAGAACTGGCTCTTATGATAATTTGGGCGATTGGCGCTGGAATGACAATACGGAGTTTTACAGCATAGATGCATTCAATAATGGTGATGGAACTATAAGCTATATTTACGTTATTACGGATGAAATCTATAAATAATACAAATTATGAGGGCGGGCCCGCCGGTCCGGAGACCGACGAGCCCGCGAGAGAGGATGGCGGTCTGAGCTGACCGCAAAAGAGGCCGGCGCCTGGTGGTCTACCGGGCCTCGGTCCCTGCGCCGCAGGTGTTTTGATTGGGTGCCCGGCCTCTCCTGGGTCTGGCCTGACCATAGCAAAAGCGGCGCGGCAAATGCAATATGCAACCATGGCAAGCCGCCGAAACGGCGGCAAACGGGGACGCTTGAACGGCAAAGCGGGCTGAATAGGAGGCGGCAAATATGTCCCTGGCCGAAAACGTGAAATACTACCAGGAGCTGAAAAACATGACCACGGCGGAGTTTGCTTCGGCGGCAAACCTACCGGCGGACACCATCAACAAAATTCGCGCCGGCGCCACGCAAAATCCAAGCATGGATACACTCAAGCGCATGGCCACGGCACTGGGCTGCTCCATTGATGATCTGGCGGAAATGCCTAAGCCGGACATGGATGTGCGGGAGCTCTTCCCGGAAGATCTTCCGACGGACCCGGAGAAACTGGCCGCGCTGGTCTGCAAGACCGTGGCCATCCAGGAGGAGTCCCACAAAACAGCCATGCATGAAGTCCGCAAGGACCGCAAGTGGTGGCGGAATGCCACCATACTGGTAGTCGTTGCCGGCATCATTATGCAGCTGCTCACCATGATCATGGTGGCCCGGCTGTACTGGGATATTATCAACCCGGCGGATGGGTCGATCCGCTATGTGACGGTGGATAATGCTCCGCGCAAATAATAAAACGCCCCGGAGCTCCGGGGCGTTTCGTCAAAAGGGGAGGGGGTAGCGCTATGATCTGCCGAAAATGCAAGCAGACTGTGCCGGACGGACCATATTGCTGCCAGTGCGGCGCCAAGCAGGAATTGCGAAAGCAGAGGGCAAAAAGCAGGGGAAACGGACAAGGAAGTGTTTATCAACTCAAAAACGGCAGATACATTGCCATCAAAACCTGCGGGTATTATCTGGACGAGGACGGGAAAAAGCATCGCGTCACTGTGTCAAAATGCTTTGAAAAGAAAAAAGACGCCGTGGCGGCTCTTCCGCTGCTAAACCGGGAAAACACAGCGGACGGGAAAGCAGAGCGGAAAGCAAAGATCACGTTCAAGGAATTGTATGATCTGTGGCTTCCAACTCACAGGGCTGGAAAGGATACGCTAGGGAATTATAAGGCAGCCTTTAAATATTTTTCCCCGCTTTATCATGAGCGTGCCGGTGATGTGGATGTAGATGACCTGCAGGAGTGTATCGACGAATGTCCCCGTGGAAAATCAACAAAAAGAAACATGAGGACCACAGTCGGCCTCATGTACAAGTACGGGATCCCACGCGGGTATTTCCCGGAAAAGCTGAATCTCGCGGATTACCTAACGATCTCCGGAGACGAAGGGGCCGGCGGCGTCGGTTTGCCGATGGATTACCTGGAAGCCATTAGAAACGCCGCTGAGAGCCTCCAGGGCGCAGACTACGTGCTGGCGCAGTGTTACCTTGGGTTCCGGCCTTCGGAGCTGCTGGCGCTCCGTGTGGAGGATTACAGCGCCAAAGAAAGGGCTTTTGTGGGCGGAGCCAAAACAGAAGCTGGTAAAAACCGGACAGTAACCGTCTCGCCCAAGATACAGTCCATCATCGACAGGCTGACTGCGGGCAAGACCACAGGCCAGGTTTTCTGCGCGAAAGATGGCGGGACGCTTACGCTCCGTGCGTACCGTGCCATGTTTTACAGCGTCCTGGATGCGCTGGGCCTGGAAAACCCGACATTTGTAGTGCACGATCAGCAAAAGCACACCTACACGCCGCACTCCTGCCGGCACACCTTCGCCACGCTGATGAAGCGGGTAGACGGCGCCGACAAGGATAAACTGGCCCTGATTGGCCATTCCAGCGATGAACAGCTGCGCTATTATCAGGATGTAGATCTAAATGACCTTCGGAGAATCACGGATAATCTGTAATTCTTTTAGCAGTATTTTTGCAATAGCGTCATTCTTTTTAAAATACTCGAAAACTTTTATAAACAAAATGAGCCGAAATCTTGTGATTTCGGCTCATTTTTGGTCCGAGTGGCGAGACTTGAACTCACGACCCCTTGACCCCCAGTCAAGTGCGCTACCAACTGCGCTACACCCGGATATTCTTTTTTTGCTGTGCTTCTCGTGGTCAGCTTGTTTATATTAACATGGCAGTTATGAAATTGCAACCCCTAATTTCAATTTTTTTTAAAATTTTTTGCAAAAAGGATTCAGAGAAAACTTGTTGACAAAGTCCGCAGTTGTATGGTATCATATCAAAAGTGTTCGGACGGCGGACAGCTTTCATCATGGAGAGATGTCCGAGCGGTTGAAGGAACCGGTCTTGAAAACCGGCGACGTGCAAGCGTCCGTGGGTTCGAATCCCACTCTCTCCGCCACTTTTTTTAAATTCATATGTCATTTGCAGAAGTACCCAAGAGGCCGAAGGGGCTCCCCTGCTAAGGGAGTAGGCTGGATAAAACCGGCGCGAGGGTTCAAATCCCTCCTTCTGCGCCAGCTCGTCGCAAGCGTCGCATCGCTTGCGACGAGTTTTTTATGCTCCGCATCAAAAACTCATCGTGCGCTCATTTTGCTGCTCCTCGCTTCCGAACCGGATTCGCTGCGCTGGATTCCGGTTCGGATTGGGAAACGAAAATATCCGGAATGAAGCCACCTGACAGCTCGTCGCAAGCGTCATATCGCTTGCGAAGAGTTTTTTATGCTCCGCATCAAAAACTCATCGTGCGCTCATTCTGCTGCTCCTCGCTTCCGAACCGGATTCGCTGCGCTGGATTCCGGTTCGGGTAAAAAACGAAAATATCCGGAATGGAGCCATCTGACAACCACCGCAAGCACTAGCTGCTTGCGGTGGTTTTTTTATGATATAAATAAGTTGGCCCGGAGTATTTCTGCTCCGGGTTTCTATGTGGATACTATACTGTTGCTTTGCGGGATACGATATTTTATGGAGAAATACTGGACGTTTATTTAAAAACATGTTCAAAAGGATTCGGCGGGCCAACACAGTATGAGGTAGACTTCAAAACGGCACAAATAAAGGGGGAAGACGCGCGGAGCAAGATGCATTTTCACATGAGGCTTTTTGGTGGTTTTTGTCAGCTTCATGCAAGCCTTGCACTATCTCGCGGCTGTGCAACGGCGTGCAATTTGTGCGTGGGAAATCAAACCACTAGGATGCGCAAAATAATTTTTTAAAAATTTTTCATTTTGTTGCACGTTTGCGTGCAACAAAATGACTTGGGAGCACATAGATAGGAGGGATGATACGAAATGATGACTTTTAAAAACTGGACACTGTCCGTGTCTGGCCTGGTGGCACGACAGTACGACAACCTGTCCCGACGCATTGACATTGAAGGGCCTCTGCCGGAGGGCTACACCTGGCAGCTGCTGGTGCAGTGCGGCAAAAATGCCGACACCATTCTGCTGGAGCCTACGGAAACCGGAGTTGGTGCCGCTCTGACAGCGGACAATCTTTCCATGCCCGGAGAGTATTATTTCCAGCTGCGGGGTATCCTGACGGCAGACGGAGTTACCAAACAGCATACCAATGTGGTGAGTTCCTTCGTGCCTGAGAGCCTGACAGGCCTCGGGATCTGGCCGAAGGTACCTGCGGAGTTTACCCAGGTGGAATCGCGCATCTTAGAACTGTACCAGCATCCGCCTGTCCCCGGCAGTAATGGATACTGGCTGGTGTGGGACACGGGCAAAAACGAATATGTGGAAAGCCAGCTTTCTCTACCGGATATTTCCGTTGGGCCGCAAGGCGAGATGGGTCCTCCGGGCCCGGCTGGAAAAGATGGCGCCGCTGCCACCGTTTGCATTGCCAGGGCGGATATGCTGGCTTATGATGCGCTGCCAACCGTGACAGAACTGGAGGGCAGTACTTCCAGCGCCCGTGTATATGCCCTTGGTATTCCCGCCGGAAAGCCCGGCGCCCCCGGCGCGGACGGCGTCAGTCCCGCTGTGACGGTGACCCGTAATGAGGCCGATACCGGTGCCGTCATCACCGTCATCAACGCGGATGGGTCAACTACATCTGTGGAAGTGTTGGATGGAGCAGACGGAGGTGTAATTTCCAGCGTTGAAGATAGCCCCTACGAACTTGCTGCGACGATAGAGATCACAGAAGCCGTAAGCATTATCACGCAGGACTTTGAAAAGAGCTACAAAGAGTTATATATCTTTTTCGACAAAATTACTGCAAGCCAAAGCGCTCAAATCAGTATAAATACGTTAGGCTCAGTAAATGGTTTTGTCGGAACTACTGCGTATTACCAATCATCCCGGATTATCCATCGCAGCGGCATTGGCATGGAACGGCAAGATGCCTCTCATTCCACCTATGGATTCTGGATGAGCGGCACCATTACACGCCGATATGACTTTGGTATGGATGCAGATATTGACCACGTAACAATTTACACAAGCAATCCAACCACAGCCACAATGACTGGTGGGACTATTCTAGTATACGGGAGGGTCTGATATGCGAGTTTACGATAATGGCGTTTACCGTGATGCAACGCCGGAAGAAATTGCCGCCTGGGAGCAGGAGGCTGCGCAGCAGCCCATCTCGGGACCAACGCCTGAAGAGCGTATTGCTGCGTTGGAAAAGGAACTGAGAGATACAAAATTATTGCTGGGACTGGAAGAATGACTCGCTTTTAATCGGCTGCATCTTTTAATATAATAAAATCTTCTGTAAGCTGATAACTGTGTTCCTCTTTTCTGCGTTTGTACCCGCCTCGGCGGCAAGAGACGGCGGCGCCGGTCACTACACCACCCATTTCTGCAAAACGATCAGGCAAAAATGTTTGCCCGGATAACGGGCCTGTTGGGGAAACAATAAGTTCAACCGAAAAGGTGTCTGACTTTGAAAGTCAGACACCTTTTTTATGCCGCGGCTAAGTGAGAAAAACATAATGCAGGACTGCTGCCGAGGTAAAGATTACGATGGGGGGATTACCATTTGGAGGTGGCTTGTGGTAAACCAACTTTACGCATACATCCGGGTGTCTTCAAAGAGCAGAATGAGGACTGGCAGAGAATCGCTATGCTGGGCATTGGCATCCGGACGGAAAACATTTACTTGATAAACAATTGGGTAAGGATTTTCTCCGTTCAGGATATTTAAAACGCATCAAAAAGCTGAGATTCGGCGATACGCCTGTAATTAACAAGGGTGACCGCCTTGACCGGAATTACGATGAAATCTTGGAACAATGGCGCGTGATTACCAAGGAAAAGCGGGCCGCCGTAGTCGTGCTGGATATGCCCATGCTGGATGCCAAGCAGGGGCGGATTGTCTGGGCGAAGGGCAGAAAAAATGCCTGGAGTATCGGCATCTACTTTTAAAAAATAAGGGGGAGGCCAAGGTTTAAAAAAAAACCAAAAAATGACCGCTTATGTACACCTTTTCAAACGGCTTGTATATTGATTTTCAGGTAGGAGATGCGCTATAATCTTTAATTGAGTTACATATTTCTATCATTCATGAAGACGTTTTTCCCAATTTTTGCGGAGTGCTCGAAAAGTGTACCATTTCGAGCGGCTTGTGTTGTTTGATGCTGCTTGACGATGCTGCATTCCGGTTCATGCAGCTGTCAGGCTAAGGAGAAAATTGCGGCGTAAGCATTCAACCCTTTAAACATAACCAAATCGCTTGCGAAGCAGCTGTATCCATGCTGTCAAAAACCGGGAAAGCAGCGGGGACTATCAGCCAGATGACATTCTCTTTTTACCTACGCAAAGTTAATGGGACTGTCTGCAATGGACATCTGGCATCTGGATAACCAGCGGGACATGGCAGACGAGTTGTTCCATGGAAACGTAACGTCGGAAATGACCTTGGGAGAAGCAATCATTCGGGGAATTTTGAATTCTTCGAAATATGTGCTCTCTGCATTTTCCTATCAAATGGATCTGGAAAAACTGACGAAAATTCAGCCGCACCAAGAGCAAACCTGCTCGGGCCGCCGCGGGGAAATATCTGGAAGCTCTGAGGCGGGTATTGGAAATGGCAGATGGGCTGGATGTGGTTTTGCCAAGCACATGCCCAGAAACAACGGAAAATACATTGCGTTCTGCGCCAATGCCGAACATATGCGGGAAATGATTGGAAAAGTGCCGGCGTGGTTTTCCGGAGTGGATATTGAACCGCATGTTTATTCTGCCTATTCTAACGACCCGGAAGCCAGTCAGGCGTTTTTGAACTTTAAGGCAGATACTGGAGATCACCTGAACTTGCTGTTCTGCATCGATATGCTCAACGAAGGCGTGGATGTGGAAGCCATTGATGGTGTAATTTTGCTGCGCCCAACGGTATTTACAAACAGCAAATTGGCCGGGCATTATCCGCTACAAAAAGCCGAAATGCAGTCATTTTCGTTGCCATCACTATCGAAAACAGATACAGCATTGGTACCATCGAAGAGGAAATGCAGATTGCTTCCGCCTGCTATCGTTCCCTTGGAGAGAGTGAAGTCATTGTCACTGAGCAGTTCAATGTGATTGCTGAGGTCAAGATTCAATTGCCGTGGGTACAGGCATGGGCTGTATCCGCCGGGTGAATAAACCACGAAATAAACACAGGATAAAGGGGATGTTATGGTGGAAAACCGTATACTTCTTTCAAGCCCTCATATGTCTGATAAAGGCTATGAGCTGCAATACATACACGACGCATTTCAGAAAAACTGGATCGCTCCGTTGGGTGAAAATGTCAATGAATTTGAAAAGTCCATGCAGGCATTTATGGGCGCAGGCCATACCGTTGCCTTGTCCGCCGGAACGGCTGCACTGCACTTGTCTATGATCCTGGCGAATATAAAGCCGGGAGACAAGGTGTTTTGCCAGGATTTGACTTTTTCCGCCTCGGCAAATCCAGTGGTTTACCTGGGGGCGGAGCCGGTGTTTATCGACAGTGAGCGGGACACCTGGAATATGGACCCGGCAGCGCTGGAAAAGGCGTTCGACCAATACGGAACGCCCAAAGCTGTTGTCGTGGTCCATCTGTACGGCAACCCGGCCAAGCTGAAAGAGATTGCCGCTGTCTGCAAGGCACACAATGTCCCCTTGATTGAAGATGCCGCGGAAGGCCTGGGCAGTGAATATAATGGCTGCAAATGCGGAACTTTCGGCAGGTTTGGTGTGCTGTCCTTCAATGGAAACAAAATCATTACGACCTCCGGCGGCGGCATGCTGGTCTGTGAAGAACAGGCGGACGCCGCACATGCATTGAAACTGGCGACCCAGGCCCGGGAACCCTTCCCGTGGTATCAGCATGAGGAGATCGGCTACAATTACCGTATGAGCAACATTTGCGCCGGCATTGGGAGAGGACAGATGAAAGTGCTCTCCACCCGCTTGCAGCAAAAGCAAGCGCTGTTTGAGCGGTACAGCAGCAATCTTGCGGACTTGCCCCTGACCATGCAGCCCTCGTTGGATTGCGCAAAGCCCAACCGCTGGCTGTCCGCCGCCGTGCTGGATAAGAGCTGCGGCAAAACGCCTGCTGACATTTTGAATGCGCTGAATGAGGCGAATATCGAGGGACGTCATCTCTGGAAGCCCATGCATGCCCAACCGGTATTCCGGGATGCAGCGTATGTGGCAATGGGGAAAGAGTCTGTTTCCGATGACCTGTTTGCCAGAGGAATCTGTTTGCCCAGTGATACCAAGATGTGTATGGATGATGTGGACCGTGTCTGCGACGTGATCCGCAGAGCGTTCTGA